CCACTTGTACATGTCAACCACGTAAATGTCCACCAGGGCGTCATCCTTCTGGAGACGCTTCGCGTGCTGACCAGCCTCATCGCGTGTCGGAAAACATCCACGAATCTTCATTCCAAATTGCTCATTCTTCTGTGGAAGGTCCGGGCCTACGAAAGAGACGCACGCAAAAAGCTGTCCTGGGACGGTCAAGTAATCTTGCTCGAGAGTAGCCATATAAAAGAAGAGGGCTCTTATTTTTTAAGTAGATGGACGCAATTCGAAAGTTGCACAATTCGGTCAAGCGTGAATTCATTTCGAGATGGGTCCAGAGAAATCAGCTCGTTCTCGATTGCGGATGTGGCCGGGGCGGAGATTGGCACAAGTGGAAGGCGGTCGGAGCTCGGGTCTGCGCTATTGACCCGGATGAAGAATCTCTGGCCGAGGCTGAGAAGCGAGCACTCGAAATGAATTTCAGAGTTTGGTTTTTGGGAAAGGGTGATATTCGCCAGGCGGCATTCGCAGGCCCGTTCGATGTCGTCTGCTACAACTTTTCTATCCATTACATTGCGGACGTTTTTGAAATTTCTTTGAAAGCTCTTGGGGTTGCCGTAAAACCGGGTGGATTGTTAATTGGAATTACTCCCGAAAAGGCTCGGATCGAAGCTCTCGTCGACTCGCGCGGGTATTTCAAAGATGAATTAGGAAATGAAATTTCGGTGACTCAGGGGGGGAGGAGACTTTGGGTCCGTCTGGTTGACGGTCCATTTTACGAGGATGGTGGAAGGGACGAACCAATTTTGGATTCAAATGAGTTGGTCCGGGGTCTGGCCAATTTTGGATTCGAATTGATTCTCTGGGAGCCCATGCTGGATCGACCCAACGGTCTAATCTCCGATTTGTATTCAAAATTTGTCTTCAAGAAAAGTCTTGAAATATAGTATGTGGCCTGTGTTGGCGTGTATGTTTATAATATTTCTGACAATTGTCAGATTCAACAAGGAACCCACCATGCTCACGGAACTCAAACTTCGGTACTGGGCGATCCTAGATATGCTCAGGGCGTCCGGAGATTCCACGTGGATCCCAGTTCTCAAGCCCGCAATCATAACAGGTATCTACGGAAAAAAGGATGGTGTCATAGGATCGAATGTTAATAAAGGGTATGAAATTTACATCTGCCTTGATGGAGACGATGTAAATTCGGCAGTCTACGTTTTGATACACGAACTCGCTCACATGTCTGTGCCCGAATACGACCACACGACTCATTATTGGGAAAAATTTAAACAACTCAAAGAATTATGTATTAAAAATGGTCTGTATACAAAGGCTGGAGATCGCAAGTATTGTGGGGATACTATTAAAGATTAGGTCCGCAGGACCTATCCTTTTATTGGGCGAAGCCGGGTCAACGCTCATTCAGAAACTTTTTTGCAAAGTAAAATAGTATAGCAGCGACGAGAGCCGTGACAAAGAGACCCGTCATGGAAACCTCACCCGATTCTCCCAGAAACTTGGGAACCATCGTTCTGAGCTTACCCTGGACCGGCTTGGAAAAGGCTACGATCGCGGCGATACCGGCTAGGGCTGCCGCGAATTGCTCGTCCGTCAAACCTCCTGGATTCTTGCTCTTTTTCGAATGGGCGTCGTCACCACCCCCCCGCGGAGTCACGCGATTTCCCTGCTGCATGGGACCCATGGGTGGGCCCATCACTTCGTCCTGCATCATCTGGCCTGGACCTGGCATAAGTTCCTCGATGGGTGTGGAAAAGTCTGCCATTTGAGATTCGTCGAGGTTTTTTTCCGGCTCAAACTTCAACAGTCCGGTTGGAACTGTTTTTTTTTCGTCTCTTTCGAGCGCCTGACGGGCCAGTTCCTCATTCACCGGAATAGGGGTCGACATAGAGTCTACGTTCGGGTCATATGTCTGCATTACTACCTAAAATGAAAATAAACTTTAGTTTGTTGCGCGGCTCTTCTTGACTATCATCGTCGAGCCCTTTCGCTTCACCTCCTCCATAGGTTTCTGAGCGGCCGCCTTGGGGTTGTAATACCTCTGGTGATATTGCCAGAACGAAGGGCCCCCAACTTTAAAGTTGCGACGAATGGGAGACTTGTACCAAAAGACACAATCTGTTATGCGATTCGATTTGCTCGTGTTGTCCAGCACGAGACACTCGTAATTTTCCGTGCACGCATCCATAACCTGACTAAAGCTATCGAATGTAGGAAATACTCCGAAAAAAGCTTTGTAAAGATTTTCCCGATTCTGACGAACGTTGTCACGGAGCGCAAAGACGTAATCGACATTCGTCCGAATCATGGGCGTCATATCCATACAGTACTGTGTGGTCATCATGAAGAAGATTTTCCAGTGCCGGCCGTTCATAAAGAGTTGGCGAATGGCAATGTCTCTCATGAATGCCCGGTCATACATACAGTCGTCCATGAGGATAAAGACCGGCGAGCACTTGCCGGCCGCCAGGAGCTTCTTCTGACGCTCGATGAGTTTTTCGATCGCCTCTCGGTTATAATCGCTATAAACGAAAAGGTCCGGGATGAATTGCTTGTAATATCCGTTTCCCTCCTCGGTTCCAGACATGGCTATTCCGGCCGGCAAGTGTTTCTTGTGCCAGAGAATATCAGTTACGAGTGTAGACTTTCCGGTTCCACGTTTGCCTATAAAAACGCAAACCTTGTCGTCACCCATCTTGGACGGGTCGAATCTTCGCAACTGAAGACTCATATGCAATTGCATAACATAATAGAGTGTGTGCTGGGGCGCGCCGACAAAAACATTTGTGACTAGTAGAGATGTCCGCTGGGTATATCCAGTTGGCAGCAATTGGTCAACAGGATGCATATCTCACCGGAACGCCCGAAGTTACATACTTTTCTGGGGTCTACAAGAGACACACACCGTTCGTCCTCGAAGCTTTTGACATTCCGTTCAAGGATCAGCAAGTCCTTTTTGGTCAAAATAATATTTGCAGAATACCCCCAAAGGGTGACATAATTAGAGGAATGACCGCAAAAATAAACTTGCCCGCACTCACAAACCCGGGAAACAACTGGGCCTGGACGAAACAAGCGAGTTCGACTTATCAACCCCGTATCATCATTAATGGGACATATTTTACATTAAAATCCATTTCGAACGTATCATATTTCAGCACCACAAACTTTGCCTCGTGGATTTCTTCAAACACGCTGACGTCGCCTCCTCTCACAACTTATATATCGTACAATTCACTCACGAATCAATTCAACTTTGCAAACACGGCGAGTGTCGAGGTTGACACTGATTTCGGAGTCTTTTGGGGATTCGATCCTAAACAGGGGTCCGCGCGCAATTCGAATCTGGTATACACGGGAACTTCGAATGTAGTCACTCCAAACTTTACGCTTCAGCAATCCGGTTGGTACAACATCTCAAACTTTATAAATCAAAAATCGGGCATCTTTTTGACGCCCGGCACAGGTCTCACAGTATCGAGTTCGCTTACACAACTCGACTTTAATTCGTGGACAAATCAAGTAATTTTAGACCCTCCACCTTATACTATTACATCGAAAGGTCGAATCAAGTTTACTTCTTTGGGCGTGTACATCATGCGTATCATGCTCAACTTGGACAATGGATCTTTAGCGACCGTTTCGTACGGATCGACGACGACGGAACCCGCAGATACTCAAGTGACCCCTCAGGTCACGTACACCTTTCCCGTGTCCCCGGACCCCTCGACTCCAATCATGCTCCCGATTAAGGTTACGAATTCGTCAAACACGTATTATTTCCAAGTTACATCATCCACGAGTTCTGCGACAATCCTCGGGTCTTCATATTTTTCGATAAATTTGTCGGATGAAATATATCAACTCAACAATGATGTCGCTTTTTCGAACCAAAATAGTAAAGTCCCTTTTTATGGAAACGTGAGTCCCCAAAACTCTCTCGTGAATCTTGGACCCGATTCTTCTTTTAAATTCGTATCCGCGGGACTTTACCTAATTTCAGGGGCAATATCCGCCTCACCCGCATACGTTTCGAACGTCTCCCTGTACAATCAGGGAACTTTACTTTTCACGTACGACATGTCTCTCCAGGGAAGAAATCCCACATTCGTCTTCTCGATGCCCCTGAGCGTCTCGGACACGACCCAGAGTTTTTCTATAAATGTGGCTTCGAGCACGACAAGCTGGACGATGGGGTCTTTTTCATTTTTCACGATAAATCAAATTGGTCTTCAGTCCGGAAGCCAGCCAGGCCAGGTTCTTCCGTTTAACGGAACTCTATTTTCATTCAAAAACTCTTCACAAACTCTCAACGGTCCGGTAAATCTCGGGTCAGATTTTACGCCAACCACTTCGTCCATCAACATGTCAACGTCCGGACCGACGATAACCTTTTCGAATGTCGGAGTCTATATGATGACCGCGGTAATTTCCAGTCAATATCAAATAAATAGGGTCAGTTTCGGGACGTCGACATATAATGTAGGACTCGGTCTCTTGCCGCCCTATACGGTTTCGATCCCTCTCGTTGTCACGTCAGCCCCACAGACGGCTCAAATTAGTATATATTCCGTAAATAATTCAGCTCAGACTATTAATCCAGACACGTATATCGGCGTGTATCCCATCGCATCAAACAGCGCTTCGATAAGTTACATTTATAATTATACAGATTCGGTCGGAACCTGGATCATAAACACGGCCGAACTCAAAATTGGAGGTCAATCTATTCAGACTCTCACGGGCGAATATATAGAACTATGGAACGACCTTCACGTTCCGTACGAAAACCAATCGGGTCTCACGCTCCTGACCGGAAAGAATGACACGTCCACGAGCATCTTACCGCCCGGCCGGACCTACCTCACAAATTTACCCTTTTATTTTTACGGGTCTGAAGAGCTCGGCTTGCCCATCGCGGCTCTCGGTCGTCAAGACGTCGAGGTCTACTTGACCTTTCGAAATTTTTCCGAAATTACGGGTGTTTCAGTCACAAACCCAACACTGACTGCCACTATCCTCGTCGAGTACGCATATCTCTCGGAACCCGAGATTGAATGGTTAACGTCTCATAGGCTCGAATATGTAATCACTCAGCAGCAGTATCAGTATTTTGATCTCTTGCCCAACTTTACGAGCTCAATTTTCGATTTAAATTTCATAAACCCGGTCCGTGAAATGTTTTTCATTCTCCAACCAAAGACGAACACAAACTATGACTATTCTGGAAATGGCCTCCAATCACTCTCCTTGTCATTCAACGGAGCCGAAGCATTTACGGCCGAAACTACGGACGCTCTCTACCTCGGTTCTCTCGTCCCTTTCAACAGGTACATAAACTATCCGACCCGGAAATTTTACATGTACGCATTCACGACCCAGACCGAGACCGGAAGACCTTTCGGTCAAGTGAACATGAGCCGAATCAGGCAAATTTTACTCGAACTTAAATCGAGCCCGTCTTTTTCCGCGAAACAGCTTCGGGTCTGTGCAATAAATTACAACATCCTGAGAATAGAAAATGGTATAGCCGGCCTCATGTTCAATTCCGGGACCGTGTCCGTGCCCTCGAATTAGTTTCGCCACATCTAGTAGATGGCCGGCCGAGCGAGCCTCGCCTTTTTAGGCCAGGAAGATTTATCACTGAGTTCAAACCCACAGGTGACATATTTTATCGAAAAATATACAGGTCAAACTCAATTTGCATCCCGGACCGACAAGATTCAATTCATGACCGGGACTATAAGTTTCGGCCAGGATACTCTTTTGACCATCCCGAAATCGGGAGACTTGATAACGGGCATGTATCTCAAGATACCTTCTTGGCCTATACCCTCGAGCGTCTCCGTCTTGGATTCTGTCGGAAATTTGATTATTAATTACATAGAACTCTACATAGGGACTCAATTGATTGAGCGTGTCTACGGTGAGTACATGGAGCTCAAATTGGACCTCGAGGTTCCTATAGGAAAACAGGGGGCTCTCACGGGCCTAATTGGAAAGAGCCCCCCGGGCGCTTCGGTCCAGGCGTCCGTTCCGGCGACAAATTATACAATTCCACTCTTGTTTTCGTGCCTAAAAAA